CTGTGGCGAACAACGCTAAAAGAGCCTTAGAATGGGCTGAGAAGAACGGTTGGGGAAGCTGTGGAACTGCTGTAGGCAAACGCAGAGCAAACCAGTTAGCATCAAAGCAAGCAATCACGGTATCTACAATCAAAAGAATGAGAAGTTTCTTGGCTCGCCATGCAGGTGATTTAAAGAGTTCTAAATCCTATGGTGATGGATGCGGAAAGTTGATGTACGATGCTTGGGGTGGTAAAGCAGGATTACGTTGGGCAGAATCTAAACTAAAATCATTAGAAAAGTAATGAGAAAAAGAAGAAACTACACCTACAGCCGATCTAGCCCAAAAGGAGGTAAGAGAGGATGTTTATGCCCAGATGGTACTTACTCATCTAAATGCTGCGATGGTAGCTTACAAGGTCAGGGAATAGGAAATATAACTAGAAGTAACTTCTTTCTGTATTTAGAGGATGGCGAAAAAATGCTACAAGAGAATAATCACAAAATATATAAGTAATGGCGGATAAAAAAATTAGTCAACTAAATTCAGCTACAACCCTAACAGGGACAGAAGAAGTTCCTTTAGTACAAAGTAGCGAGACAAAGAAAGCTACAATTAGCGACATTACCAGTCGTATTGTTACTGTAGCTAAAACAATGAGCAATAGCAATACAGTAAACCTATCTGATGCAGAGTTCAAAGATGCTACAATGGTGAAGTTATCTTGGAGTGGAAACGGTGGTACAGCTACTTTAAACTTGCCTGATGCAACTGCTTCAAACAGCCTAAACAGATTCTTTAGAATCATTACAGATGATACAGTAGCTTCTAACAAGCGAATTGACCTTACGCCAACAGGAGGACAAACATTAGATGGAACTACAAGTGCTTACGAAATAAACTCATCTTACGAGGGTATTGCTGTATGGTCTGACGGTACTGAATGGTTTATCATCCAGAAGAAAGCGTAATCCGAAAATACAACACTTGTTATATAAATAGTTAATTTTTAAAATTTAGTTAAATATGAATCAACCAAAAGCTACTAGCATTCTGAACGAAATCCTAGAGAAGTTATCGGCTTTAACAGTTGAAGACCAAAAGGTGGAAGACGTTGCTGTCGAAGCTGAAGAGTTATCTGCTGTTGAAGAAGAAGCTCCTGTAGAAGAAGAAGTTCAAGCTGCTCCAGAGTCTGTGGAAGAAGTTTCTGAAGAATTATCTGAAGAAGCTGTAGAAGCAGAAGCTGAAGAGACAGAACTTGAAAAAGGGTATGTAACTGAAGAGGCGTTTGCATCTAAGATCGCTGAAATGGAAGCCAAGATGGCGGAAATGGCAAAGATGATTGATGAGCAAATGGGTTCTTATCAAAAAGAGAAAGAAATGATGTCTGCACAGATTGAAAAACTTTCTGCTGAACCTGCTGCCGAAGCAATCAACCACAACCCAGAAGCTGCAACCGAAAAGAAACCACTCTATAACTACGGTATGCAGAGACCACAAAACACTTTAGATAGAGTATTTAATCGCTTAACCAATAAATAAAAATGGCAACTACAACTTCAATCACTACTACTTACGCAGGTGAATTTGCAGGACAATATGTCGCTGCTGCTTTACTTGAAGCTAATACACTCGCACAGGGTGGTATTACCGTAAAACCAAACGTAAAGTTCAAAGAAGTATTAAAGAAAGTATCTGTTGACGATATCGTTAAAGATGCTTCTTGTGACTTCGATGCAACTTCTACAATCACTTTAACTGAAAAAATTCTTCAGCCAGAAGAGCAGCAAGTAAACTTACAAATCTGTAAGAAAGACTTCGTTTCTGACTGGGAAGCTATCCAAATGGGATATTCAGCTTATCACAACGTACCACCTTCTTTCGCAGATTTCCTATTAGGATATGTTGCTGCAAAAGTAGCAGAGCGTACTGAAAAGTCTATCTGGGCAGGTTCAACTGCAACTAACGGACAATTCGATGGATTCTCTACTTTGTTAGCTGCTGATGCTGATCTACCTTCTGGACAAGAAGTAGCAGGTACTACCGTAACTTCTTCTAACGTAATTACTGAATTAGGAAAAATCGTTGATGCGATTCCTTCTTCTTTATACGGAGCTGAAGATTTATACATCTACGTTTCTCAAAACATCGCTCGTGCATACGTTCGTGCTTTAGGAGGATTTGCTTCTATCACACAACAAAATGCTGCTGCTGATGAGAATGTAGGTATTGCTTCTATCGGTGGAAACGGTGTTAACGGACAAGGTACTATGTTCTGGCAAGGTGGCGGACTTAGCTTTGACGGTGTTAAACTATTCGTTGCAAACGGATTGGCTGACAACGATGCTATCGCTACTACTAAATCTAACTTATTCTTTGGAACTGGTCTAATCGCTGACCACAACGAAGTTAAATTGTTAGATATGGCTGACCTTGACGGTTCTCAAAATGCTCGTATCGTTATGCGATTTACAGCAGGAGTACAGTATGCAAGTGTAGAAGATATCGTTACTTACGGAATCCCTAACTCAGCTAACTAAGAATAATTAATAAACAGAATTGGGGTAGGTAAGCTGTGAGCCTACCTGCCCTTTTTCATAAAACAAAAAAAGATATGGCTTGTGCATTAACTCGATCTCGTGCTGAAGCGTGTAAAGACGTAGTAGCAGGTATCAAAGAAGTCCACTTCATCGATTTTGGAGCAATGGGAACTTTGACTCACGCTACTGCAGGCGACACTTCCACGCAGGTTACTAATATGACTGGAGATTCAAACAATGATATCTCTACCTTTAAGTACGAAGTTAAAGGGAATAACTCATTTGAAACAACTATAAACGCTTCTCGTGAGAACGGTACTGTATTCTATGAGCAGACTCTTAACATCACACTTAAAAAATTAACAAAAGAAGACCACAAGGAGCTAAAATTATTAGCTGCTGCTCGTCCTCACATCCTTGTTGTTGATAAGAATGACAATGTGTTTTTAATGGGTCGTGCAGAAGGTGCTGACTTGACTGCAGGTACTGTATCAACTGGAAACGCTTTGGGCGATTTCAATGGATACAATTATACTTTTACAGCTCAGGAGACTTCACCACCTAACTTCATTGAAACTGGAGGAGTTGGTGAAACCAATTTCCCATTAGATTTAATGGAAGGACTGACTGGAACTGTCGCTATCGGAGTTCCTACAGCGGTTTAATAACGTTAAACGGACTGATATTAAAGGGTATACAAATGTATACCCTTTTTTATGTTAAAACAAAATCGTATCTTTAAGTTAATTTAGTATGCACGTATTAACAACATCTACGGATAGTCAATCACTAAAGATAGTTCCAAGAAAAGATTCGTCTTCTCCGACACTATCTATAACCGATAAAGTAAAACGAACTACTTCTACAGTATCTATCACTAAAACTGATGATGGAGACTATATGGTGCTTACTGGGAGCTTTTCTCTGAAGAAAGATAGTCAATACTCATTTAGAGTAAAAGATGGCTCTGAAGAGATTTATAGAGGTCTTATATTTTGCACCGATCAAACTGATTTAGACAACTACTTTATCAATAAAGACGAATATGTAACTGAAAGCAGTTACGATAACGATTTTGTAATATTATAATGGAACAAAAAGAAAAAGAACAGATTAAAGAATCTATTCACGTTTTGAATTTATCCTCATATACTGCACCACCAGTTATTGAGAATACTCGTAACGAATGGGTTGAATATGGCGAAGATAACAATTACTTCCAGTATTTGATTGACAGATACAATGGTTCGCCAACAAACAATGCTGCGGTTAACGGTATTGCTGAAATGATTTATGGAAGAGGGCTAGAAGCTACAGATAGCGAAGAAAAGCCAGAGGCTTACGCAGAGATGCAAGAGCTACTCAATAAAGAATGTATGAAGAAGATTACCTATGATTACAAAATGATGGGTCAAGCTGCATTACAGGTTATCTATACCAAAGACCATTCAAGAATCGTAGAAGTTCGTCATATTCCGATTGAAACACTAAGAGCTGAAAAGGCTGTTATTGGAAATGTAGAAGGATATTACTATCATCCAAATTGGAGCGATATAAAGAGGGATGAGAAGCCTAAACGTATTCCAGCATTCGGAACGTCTAAAGAGGGCTTAGAGATACTTTATATTCGCCCATACAAGGCAGGATTCTACTACTACTCTCCTGTAGATTATCAAGGAGGCTTACAATACGCAGAACTAGAAGAAGAAATCGCCAATTATCATATCAATAATATTCAGAACGGCTTACAGCCAAGTATGTTGATTAACTTCAACAACGGTACTCCTGCAAAGGAAATTAGAGATGAGATTGAGCGTTCTATCTATGAGAAGTTCTCTGGTACGTCTAACGCAGGTAGATTTATCTTGGCGTTCAACGACAGTAAAGAACTAGCTGCATCTATTGAGCCAGTAGTGTTAAACGATGCTCACCAACAATACCAATTCCTTTCTGACGAGAGTATGAAAAAGGTCATGGTGTCTCACAGGATTGTATCACCTATGTTGGTAGGGATTAAAGACAATAGCGGACTAGGTAACAATGCACAGGAATTAGAGACTGCTTCTATCCTTATGGATAACACAGTTATTCGTCCAATGCAGGTTACTATCATTGATGCTTTGCAAAAGATACTAGAGTACAACGAAATCGAGTTAGATTTATACTTCCAGACTTTACAACCTTTAGAATTTACGGACTTAACTAACGCTATGACCGATGCTGAAGTTGAAAAGGAAACAGGAGTAAAACCTTCACAGGTTGAGAGACAAGAAGAGATTAACGAAGAAACTGAAGAATAATGGCTACAGCACTATTTATAAAGAGAGACGATTTAGTGAAGAATACTGCTTTAAGTGGCAACGTAGACACCGATAAGTTCATTCACTTCATAAAACTGGCGCAAGAAATACATATTAGAAATTATCTAGGGAGTGATCTATACGACAAAATTAGTAGCGACATTATCGCCAATAGTCTCACAGGGGATTACCTTACTTTGGTCAACGATTATATACAGGATATGCTCATTCATTATGCTATGGCGGAATATCTTCCTTTTGCTGCTTATACAGTATCAAACGGTGGGGTACATAAGCATAGTAGTGAGAATAGTCAGATTGCTAGTAAAAGTGAGATTGACCAGTTAATCGCCAAAGAGAGAGATTATGCGGATTACTATACTAATCGTTTTATAGATTATATGACTTATAATGCGCCTAGTAAGTTCCCAGAATATTATAGTAACAACAACGAAGAAATATATCCAGATAAAGAAATAGGTTTTAACGGATGGGTGCTGTAAAAACGGTGAGAAAAATGGGTCAATATAGACCTAAGCAGAAGAACGAAATTAGACTTTCTAGTTATCTTAGAAAGAATAAAAATGAGTTGGGGGAAAATATACGAAACAACACACTTCGGTGAATTAATATCGGAGATACACTTAGGGTTCAATAAAGCTCTAGCGTTGGCTTCAAATGTTTTCATCGACAGTATAAATATATTAATAGATAGTATAAATAAAAGAATAAATGGCTAATAATATAAATTGGGGAGAGGTGTACTGTAGCAGTTGGTTTGGCAATGCAGCTAACGAAGTGTCTATAGATATCGCATCTGAACCTGCTTGTATGAACGCATAAAATAGTAAATTTGCAATATGGCATCACAAAATTTAAATGTAGGAACAGCAGCTAACGCTAATGATGGGGATACGCTCAGAGCAGCCTTTATCAAAGTAAGAAAAATGTTCGCTGAAATTTATGGGCAAACCTATGTAGACGATACAACAGAAATCCCTAGTGTAACCTTTGAAATCAAGGAGGATAAATTGAAAGTGAATAACTCGGCTGTAGATGGGTATGTATTGACATACGATTCTGGTACTGGAGGATTTGAATGGCAACCGAAGTTTGATGGAGACATCACAAGCATTGTAGCAGGAGAAGGACTCACAGGTTCTTCTTTAGATAATGGCGATGCTACTTTAAACGTTAACGTAGACGATTCAACACTAGAAATAGACACAGACGTAGTTCAAGTTAAAGATGGCGGTGTAGACACAGATCAGTTAGCAGATGATGCAGTAGACAGAGATAAACTAGATGGAAGATATACTGATTCAGCTACAATCCCTGCGGATTACGATATAAACTTTGAAAGTGCAACTGTGTTCACAGACACAATGGATGGAGATATTGATTATGATATTGAAAATCCTAGCGTAGGAGACGTAAAGACCCTAGTACTCACAGGTGATGGCACAGATAGAACCATTACTTTCACTATGAGCGGAAGTACAGACACAGATGCTAATATCTTTAAAAAGATGAAGGGTAGCGATGATTTCGTGTTTACAAGTGGAGCATTAAATTTAGTGCAAATGATAGTTGTAGACGATACAGCAAACGGAGAAGAAATTTGGTATAGTAATTCAGTAGTAGCATCATAATGAAAGCAAGATTAGAAGCAGGTAAAGTAGTAAAGTACTCACGTTTACCAAAAGAATTTAAAGGAACTAAAAACTACGTAGGTGGTTTTGACAGAGCAGATAGTAGTGTTCACGAACTAGAAGGTTTCTTCGATGTAGTAACGCCTACTTACGATCCTGTTACGCAAGTTATCTACAACCTACATTTCGACAATGCTTATCCTGCACCTACACCTGATGATGCAAGTGCTACAAGAGAGGTATTTGTGTATGACGTAAAGTCTAAAACAATTAGCGAAACAGTAGCAGAGTTAAAAACAAAGCGTATCAAAGAACTAAAGAAGTTAGGGTACGATAAATTACAGCCTACTGATTGGATGGTAGTACGCAAAGCAGAAAAAGGTACAGCTATTCCTTCGGCAACTCAAACAGAACGTGATGCAATAAGAACTAGCGTTGCAACTAAAGAAGCGGAAATTAACGCTCTTACTACAAAGGCTTCTATTTTGAAGTACGATATTAACTTCTAAAATCCCTTATATGGCGATTAACGAAAGAGTAATTACAGGAACAACCGAAGCAGCAGCTAATGGTGGTGGAGCAGGTAGCGGAAACCAAGAAGAAGGTTTAATCTTACACCTAGATGCTAATGATGTTGATTCTTATGATGGCGATGGTTCTGAATGGGTAGACATAGCAAACCACGAATATAAACCTGCTACAAACCCAAGTGAGCATTTTAATACTGTTACTTATACAGGAAGTGGTGATACCACAAATGGTCAGTCAATTACAGGAGTAGGATTCCAACCTGATTTAGTTTGGATAAAATCTACAGGTACTACATATAATCACGTTCTGTATGATTCTGTAAGGGGTATTAACTCTGCTATTAGTTCTAATTTAAACGATGATGCTTGGGCGAATGAAAACAGGTTTGAAAGTTTTGATTCAGATGGGTTTTCTATAGAAGCGGATAATTCTGCCGACCTATGGAAGATTGATAGAGATAATCAACCATTCGTTGCGTGGTGTTTTAAAGCAGGGGGTGCAGCGGTATCTAATACAGATGGGAGTATAACTTCTAGTGTTAGTGCCAATAACGATTTAGGTTTTAGTATAGTTAAGTGGGAAGGAGATGGCACTTCTGCGACAATAGGACACGGATTAGATGTAGCACCTGAATTGATTATTAAAAAGAATTTAGATTCTTCAAGTGATTGGGCTGTAAATACATTCGATAGGGGTGGCGATTATATGTTTTTAAACAAAACAGATGCGGAAAACAGCAGTAGTCAAACTTCTAACACAACAACTTTTACTTCATCAGGCACTTTTAACGCAGATAATGACGATTTCATCGCTTATTGTTTTGCTACTAAAAGAGGTGTAAGTAAAGTAGGAAGTTATACAGGTACAGGAACATCGGGGAATAAAATCTATACAGGATTTGAACCTGCTTTTGTGATGATAAAGAATACAACATCATCTTCTTCAAATTGGATGATTTATGATATTAAACGTGATACTGACGGTACAATAAACGCTTATTTAGAAGCCAATACGAGTGACGAAGAAGCTACTGCTTCAACGGCAACTGTTTCCCCTAATAGAGATGGGTTTACTTTAGGTGACTCAAACAGCGTACACCTTAACAAAAATGGAGATACTTTCATCTACCTAGCCTTTGCTAAAGACACTAACGAAACGCAGCTAACGCCTGAAAAGGGTGATTTTGTAGCTGAAGATACAGTAACAACAGGAGCTGTATTAGAACTTGATGCAAACGATTATAGCGGTAGCGGAAACTGGTTAAATACAGGTGATGATTCTGGTGGTGATGGTACTATTACTGGTGCAGGGTATCAAAATGATGGAACGCAATCAGACTATTTTAATTTTGATGGAAATGACCAAGTTACTTTTACTTTAAATACTTTTCCCACTACAACGTTCACCATTGAAGCGTGGGTTTATTTTAATTCATTAAGTGATTATGGTATTGTTACTTGGGGCGATGAATCAGCAGGTGAAAGAAGGTCATTATTCTTATGGAATGGTGGTTCGGGAGATTTTAAATTATATTTTTCGGGTTATGAGTCAGCTGCAAATGTTGGCGCAAACACTTCTATAAATGCCAATACTTGGTATCATCTTGCGGTTAGCTGCGACAATGGTTCAATAAAACTTTATGTTAATGGGGTTAACGATGGCGGTGGAGATGCTACACTAAATAGTTTCACAGGCACAACGGGAAGGATTGGGAATACAGGTTCTGATGAATATTTAAATGGTAGGGTTGGAATTGCAAGGATATACGATTCAGTAGATGCAGCTTCTTTTCCGCAGAAAGGAGAAAGCGGATATTCTAATACGCCAACTACTTGGAATGCCTTGACAGGTAGCAATGGTACAATTACAGGGGCGACTTTTGATAGTGAGCTAGGTAACTATTTAGACTTTGATGGCGTTGATGATAAAGTTATATTTAGTGGTGGAGCAGAAAGCCTTACCTTTGGCGATTCAGCTTCATATACGATTGAGTCTTGGGTTTATAACGATTCGAACGGTCGTCTTTACTCAACAATAGGTGCAGGTGGTGGTGCGAAAAATCAAAACGCAGTTACTTTAACATCAGGAGTAGTACACATATATTATACAACAGGAACAGGCACATCTGTGTCGAGAAAACAAACTTCCACAAGCGTTGTTCCAACCAATAAATGGTCGCATTTGGCTGTAACTCAAAGTGGCACAACAATAAAATTATATGTAAACGGAGAAGAAGTTTCGCTTGTAACAGGAAATTCAACAACAATACAACTAGGAAGTAATATAATACTAGGTTCACACGGAACTGGATATGCCCCATACTTTGAAGGCAAAATAGGTCAATTTAGAGCGTATAGTTCAGTCTTAACACAAGACCAAATACGCCAAAACTTCAACTTTAC